CACTGAGAATGATACTTGTAAGAAGTCCGCTTCGGCAACACTCAAAGAAGAGATACTTAGTCCGCTATCCATTACGAGCGTTTGCGCTACGCCGCCGAGAGTCCTGTCACCTTCGATAGCAGCCCGAAGACTCGTCGCTCCGCTATATGAGAGATAGCCGTCGAGATTCGAATGTGCTACTCGGTCGAGATATCTGCCGACGATTACGAAGATAGCGAATCGCATTCGAACATTGCCGCCGCCCATCGCTCCGTGAAACTCGACGGAATCGAGAACGGGAAACGCTACGGGTGGATTCAGTTGTTCAGGCTGATAAGAGAAGGTTCGCAGACCCGTAACGGTTGCGAGCCGGGCTTTGAGTCCGTCAGCGACTTGCGAAACGGTCGCTGGCATTAGGCAACGCCCAGCAGTTTGTACGGCTGTAATAGGTCACGCACATCGGGATCGACGGCACGAACCGTGATCGCCATATCTGCGAACGCCATAACTCCGAGAGCGGCGTTGTACCGTGCGAACTGTCGAATCGAGAGAAGAACGCAGGCTTCACGCACATCGTCGGGAACGGCGTTCCAGCCCCATTCTGCCGTGACCTGAACGCCCGGCTCGGACGGAATATAGAACATCGGGAATGTATAGCCGCCTACCATCGTGAGCGTTCTAATCGGTCGCTGCTGAACTAGATAGTCGGTTGGCTCGACGATGTAATCCGTGTTCAGAGTGAGCGTCGTCTCGAAAGTCCCGTCGCCGTCATCGTCGAGTTTCAGTACGAGTCCCGTAGTCGAAGAGATATCGGTGGTCATAAGACGATACGCATTGTTGGCGAATAGCGGAACGGCGGTCGCCGCAGTCTTATAGAAGAATCTGCCGCAGTAGCCGTCGATTCGTCGTGACGCACCTTCGATCGAGTTCTCGATCAGCGTGTCGTCGATGTTGTCGGAAAGTCGGAGCGCAGCCTTGACTTCGTTCAGGGTGCAGTAGCCGTTAGTGATAGGCATCGCTTACCCTTTCTTGCGTCGGAGCGGTTTCTTCCTTGTCGCAGTTTCGAGTTGCGGTTCGGTCGTAGCCGTTTGTACTTCATCTGTTTCGAAGTATCCCATCGCACGGAGACGAGCAGAGACTTCGGAGACTAGATCGGTGAGACCACGACTCAGATAGTCACGCCGCTTGTTCAGCAGCATTGTGATTATCTCTCCGTCACGCATTTGTTTCTCCCGGCTACTAGCGGCACCACATCATCTTAGGTGATATGAGTGCCGCTAGTTAGCGACGGAGTTAGAAAGTCGGTGTGACCAGACCGCTGCCGTCGATGATCGACCACGCTTTCGGGTAGCGGTTCGCCGTGTAAGCGGCGTAGCCGTACACGATCATCGTGATGTCGAGTTCCGCAGCCTTCGGCTGTTCGAAACGGAGCATCATCGGATCGCCGTTGCCCTGCTCCCACAAGTGAATCTCTTGCAGGTTTCCGACATAGATGTTGTCTTCGTTCGTTCCCGGCCCTTCGGTCGTGCTGACATTGGCATCGGTGATCACGGGCAAGCCCATAATCGTGTAGCCGCTGTTGCCGTACACAGGTGCGCCGCTTGCGGTAGCGACCGTGTTGAACGCAGGCTGAGGCACTGCGAGCGGACGGTTCTGCAAGTCGAGTGCCGCCAAGATGAAAGCGAGACGGCGTGGGTGCATAATGATCGCATTGGGACCAGCGAAGAAAGTCGTCTGAACCTGCTGAACTGCGTCAGCGAGTTTCGGGTACAACTCCGCAACGGTCGGTGAGCCATCGTTGAACACGACGACATTGCCGCCAGCGGCAACATCGGTGCGCAACTGAGCGACGAGCAGTTGGTCGAGTTTCGTGTGGTACGCCGAAACGAGATCGGCCATCACCAACGAATCGACATTCGTACCACGCTCGATCGCCTGACGGCTGACATTCTGCTGACCAGCGATCGTCTGAACGGTGATGTCGAGTTTGGTGTCGTCCATATTCGTCTCGGAGACTGCGACACCTTCGCTCTGCGCTGCGGTGGTCGAGCCAGTCGTGACCTTCGAGATGGAAAGAGTCAGACCCGCATCTGGAAGAGCGTGCTTGCGTGAACGATCTGCCACAGGGCGACCAGCACGGGCAAACGGAGCGGCGAGATCGGTTAGGAACTGCGGAACGATCAGACCAGCAAAGTTGGCGCTGGTGACATCACGACGCTCGACTTGCTCTTCTCGCATATGCCGGGCGAGACGCTCTTGTGCTGAGAAGTCGTTGCTGAACTGCGCACGGAACGCATCAGCGATAAACGAGTGCGACGACTCTTTCGAGTAGGTGCGTGGCTCGCTCTTCACGGTCGTGACGGCGGCTTCGACACCAGCAGCCTTGCGGCTCTCGGCGGCGACAGCGGCACGCTCTTCCAGTTCCTTGTGACGGCGAATCTGCTCATCGAGATCACGCACGACATCGAGAGTCTGTGCGATCTCAGCATCTTCTTCCTTCGTAAGTTCACGCTTCTCGTCTGCGGCGGTTGCCACGAGTGCGTCAGCCTTCGCCAACGCTGCGTCACGCTTCTCGGTGAGAGTCTTCGAGTAGGTCATCTTTGTCTCCATCGGTGAGTCGGTGTTCTTCTCAGTGAGACTTCGACAGTGATCTCTCGGCTGTGTCTCGGCTGACTTATTGCTTGTGTCGAGCGATCGCCAGTTGTGCCTTGCGGACGCTAACGCTCGTACTCGACGCATTGATGATAGGTGCGGATTCTTCGTTTCGCAACAGTCTTCCCCTGATCTCCGCTACCGTTTCTTCGTAGGCCGGGAAAGTCACGACGCTTACATCGAAGAGTTGCACTTCCCGTAGTTCTCTGACGCTTCGATCGTCCGACCACGAATCCTTTATCGTCCTGAAAGCGAACGACATTTGAGATAGGTCGCCACGCTTCATCGCTGAGATGATTCGGGCTGCGTCGGGATTCATCGGGTCGAGATCGGCTTCGACGGCTAGCCCACGCTCGTCTTCGGAGAGTCGGAGAGTTCCCGACTTCGTTCGGGCTAGTGGTACACCTTCGTGGTCGATAAGTAGCCGTACATCTGCGCCGTCTTTGATCGTCTTCTGAAAGGCTCCACGCTTCACATATTCGACGAACGGCATCGGCTCGCTCGGAGAATCGAACACGGCTGCGTAACCATAGAGAGTCGTGCCGTCCTGAGCCTGACGGAGATCGAGAGTCGTGTACGCAATACGGCGTTCGTCTCCGCCCGTAACACACCAACGGTTCTCGATTTGTTCGATCATCGCAGACATAGTACCTGAACCGTTCGAAGATTTGCGAGAGCCTGAATACTTCGGGTGACTCTCGTTGAGAAGATCGTTGTCCATCACATATCTCGGATTCTCAGGTCGTCCCGTTCGGGAAAGATAAAGGAACGCATTGACTCTCGCCATCGCCCATTGCCCACGAGTCATACCCGGCCGATGCGAAGTAGAGAACGCACCAGCACCACGGCGATACACGGAACGGAGCGCACCCATTCGAACTCTCGTCCAGTCGGGTCGATCGTCTTTATCCATCTGCTCGTTGTGTTCGGTCATCTTGTTCCGAAGAGCCGTCTCGGTTGCTTCGCTAATCTCGATGTCTCCGCTCTTATCGGCGGCGGAGCCAGAAGGATTCTCGTCGCTTCCGAAGACTTGATCTTTCGGTGGTGCTGGCGCACGGAGTTCTTCTTCGTCGAGTCGGGCAACGATTCGCTCGGCATATTCCTGCGCTCGTCGTGCGCTTGTCTTCGAAGAGCCGCCACCCCAAAGCAACATCGCTACGAGTCCCGGCGTTATCTCGTCACCTTCGACCGCATCGAGATCGACGATATGACGAGCGATCCACGGTGCGATCTTTCGCCACTTCGCTTCGGAGAGCGGTTCGCCGTTAGCCATTCTTCGTGCGTCGGCAACGGTCGCTGGTACGAGTCCGTCACCTGAGAATCCTTCTTCGTGTAAGCGCAGACCACGCTTCGCTGATTCGCCCATAAATGTCGGAGCGACGAGTGACGGCGGCTGACGCTCTTCGTAGCCGATGCCTGATTCTTCTGGCTCGTCGGTCGTCTCATCTTCTTCGAACTCCGACTCGTCTTCTTCGGATTCCATCTCTTCTTCTTCCGACTCTTCGGTAATAATCACTTCGCCGTAGTTATAGATAACGAAGTCCCTTGCTTCTTCGAAAGATAATCCGCCGTCCATTATCGACAAGACGAGATTCATTCGATCGGCCGGGCGATCGTCGATCTGACCTAACGGTTCGATGTCTTCGCTAAGAGATACGACGACCATCTGATCTATCGCATCTTGTTTCGATGGGTGACAACCGATAGTCGTGAAAGAACCGTCCGCTTCCTGTTTCACGGTCGCCCAGCCAGAACAGTCTGGCTGACTATGAGAGATACCGAACGGCATAATCAGTCTCCGTCTGGGAGAAGGATTCGAACATCATCAGTCTTTCCTGAATCGCAGATCGCATAGAGATTCTCTCCGAGCGGTACTTCTAACTCGATCGGTGCTGAGTGTTTCACTAACAATAAACCCGTCGCAAAAGTGACGGTGCTATCTCCAACTGCGATCGACTCGTTACCGACGATATTCACATACGCCTGACGATTCTTGTTATCGGCTGCGATAAGAACCAAACGGGTATCGGTAACAGTAACTTTGTACGCTCTCATCTGTTCTACCTTTCAGGTGGTACGGCATCGCTGCCAATAGTCGGAAGATCGCCGCCTGCTACGCCTGCCATCGGTGCGCCTGCGATACCGAGAACGAACTGATCGCCACCTTCATACGGTTCACGATTCTCTTGTTCTCGTGCTTCGTTCGGCGTAAGAGTTCCCGACATAATCTGAATCTGTTGCGCTCGTACACGGGTAAGAAGATCGGCTCGGAGAAACTCGTTGGCATCGAAACGAACTCGCTGAGTAAGCGGCAGCATCTCGCTAATGGCATCTTCAATGCGGCGCATAAATGGGAGAAGAGTATGACGCACGAAGTTGATCCCGGCCGATTCGACATTCTGATAAGTCTGCGAATCTCCGCCAGTTCCGTTGATCATATGCAACGGGATTCGATACGCCCGTGCGATATCTCGCACGATCGCTTCACGGTGTTCGAGCATCTGCATATCGGCTGCGCTCGTAGTAACCGACTTCCATCTCAGACCGCCAGTAAGAACCGCAGGCTTGCGGCGACGAGTATGTGCGTCCGCCCAAGTATCACGAAGGATTCGAGCCTGCTCTTCGGTGATCGTTGCGTCAGTTTCTAGAACGCTGCTCGGAGTAGCACCCTCACCGTAGAACTGCGCTAGGAATCTATCCATAGCGATACTCGTCCCGACCGTGTTTCGCAGCGATTCGAGCGGAGAGATTCCACGCACTTGATTCGGCATCAGTATCCAATGAATCGCTTTCATATCGTCGGAAGAGTGTTCGTAATCTCCGACTGCGTAATACATCGAGCCGTCATCGGAGAGCCACGCTTTCTTTACGAGTGACGGGTGAATAACTCGCATCTCGGCCGGGAGTTCCCCTGCTCGTCGTGGTGCGTAGATGTATGCGCAGCCGTGAAGAGCGATCGACAACATAACTTGATGTACGAACTCGAACATCGTTTGATGTTGATTCGGTCGGATTAGAACGCTCGGAGTTGGTAGTCGTTCGATTCGTCCTGCCCGTGTGCGAGTTAGTTCGAGCGGCATCGCCGCTACGGAATCTGCGAGAAGACTTACTGCCGACATAATCGCCGTTGATGCGAATGCGGTCGTCTCGGTGACGATCTCACCCGAATAGTTCGGGAAGAACGGCCGGGCAGTTATCTGATACGGGTCGATGCTCGTCGGTAACGCACGGCGTTCTACGAGACGGCGGAAGATACTCACGACCTAGCACCACCGAGACTCGCTCCGAGTAGTACGAGAAGAACTCCGCCCACGATGAGAGCGGCAGGAATCGAGAACAAACTGACGCCGATTACTAGGGAAGCAACGCCGATTAGTTCGATAACGGTGCTAAGTGCGGTGCGAGTCAGTCCCATACTTGGATAATGCTAGGCGATATCGTCGCCGTTTGTGTGCGTGTCGTCGCTCGATCGAGAGCCATCACGAGAGCAATACACGCATCTATCTTTCGTTTGCTCTTTCCTTTCGATAACCGCCAGCCCGTATCGGTCATTCGTTGAGCCGCCGAAAGAACCTGATCGGTGAAAGTCGGAGAACCGTCGTGGGCGATCTTCTTGTTTACGATCATCTCGTATGCGTTACCGCAGGCTGGAATCATTCGTACCGCAGACTGCGGAAACTCGACCATCGGTAATCCATCGTCAGACAACTGTTCTGCGCTTCGCTGAAAGTAGGCCGGGTCGTACACGAACTCTCGGACTTCGAACTCTCCGTGAAGACTTCTTAGGTGTGCTTCGACGGCGGCGACATCGACACCTTCATCTCTCGGTTGCCAGATTCTCGCACGGGTGACGATCTTCTCGTCTTGCGGTTGAGCGATTACTACGGCGATGCTGTCGTGTTTCAGAGCCATATCTATTCCGACCCATACGGGTAGGTCGTTTCTTAGCGGCGAATCCGAGCGGCATTGTTCCCACGCACCAACGGGTAGCCACGACTCTTGCGCTCGTACCCACTGATTCAGCCGCCAGCGACGGAACGCCGATTCATCGGACTGCTTCATAGCGGTTCGCATATCGTCGATATCCATTAGTTTCTCCGACAGGTTCGGATTCGCTACACGCCATTCTGTTTCGTCGTCGAGTAGGCAGTCGGGCTTTGCTTCCCACCACCAGAATCCGAAACTCGGATCGGAGACTTCCCCAGCGGCGCACTGCTTCCCGTACTGATAGAGACTTCCTGCCACCGTGTCTAGGTCATACCCGGCCGTGGTAATCGAGACGACGAGCGGTTCGATTCTCGCTCCCGAACCGAGCGTCATCTGATCGTAGAGATCGGGCGTACCTTGATTCCAGAGTTCGTCGAATAGTACGAGCGAAGGATTCAGACCAGCCTGACCTTTGAACTCGCTCGATAGCACACGAAGGATAGAACCGAATCTCGGCATCTCGATTACATCTCGATACACCTTGCACTCTTGGGAAAGAGTCGGACTCATCTGAACCTGCTGCTTCGCTTCGTTGAAGATGATTCGAGCCTGCTGACGGTCGCCAGCAACGACATAGACTTCCGCTCCCGATTCGCCTGCGATCATTCCGTACACGGCGACCGCCGACAGCATCAGGGACTTTCCCTGCTTGCGTGGTAGCCCGATTAGCGCACGGCGATACCTAAGCCGAAGAGTCTCTTCGTCCCGTTCGAATAACGCACGAAGTAGCCACTTCTGCCAAGCGGTAAAGACGAGCGGTTCTCCGGCCCTGAATCCTTTGACTACGACGAAGTGTTCGGCGGCAAAGTTTATGATCTCGTCGCCGTCAGTCAGTTTCGAGATGCGTGGCGTGTAGAACGCTGGCTTCCACTTATTCGTTGGCAGCAGCCCGTTTCGCTTCGATGCGCTGTCTAATCTTTGCGAACTCATTCTGCTTGTGTTCCCCTATTCCGAGCGTGGCTCGATCGGTCGGACTGAAACCTATCTGAGAAAGAAGGCTCGTAATCTGACGGTCGATCTCTCGTAAGGCTCGACGCTCTCGCCAAGCACCCGTCTGCGTAAAGACGATCTGACGGAGAACGGTTCTCTCGTCGGTCATCTCGCAAGCCATAAGAACTAAGTCGCCGTCGAGAGCCGGGCGTAGCCACGCCGCTCCGCTCGTCCAGATACGCCGCCAGAGTTCCTTCCCGTGCTGACCGAGTGGGCGATGCGGTTCGGGAATATCCGAGACAAGCGACGGGAGAGCGACGATCTCCGCCTGACTAGGCAGCCGCCTACCACCGAGATTCCCCAGCCGTTTCTTCTGCTCGACTGGCTTCGGTCGTCTACCCGAACCTTTACCGCCCATATGGAAACAGGTGTCTAGATGTGTCTGTTGGTGTCAAAGTCTTCTGGCTCTCTCTCTACGGCTCTCTCTCCGAAAACACGATAATACGCCGTTGTGTGCGTCAGGC